ATACTAAATGGGATACTCTGATCCAGAAAATAAACCATGGGCTCAACAAAAAATATCTGAAATAGATCCAAAACTTATTCTAGATGTTGGTGCTGGGCAAGGTGTGTACCTTAACTTAATTAGGGCGGCACTGCCAGAAGATGTTCAGGTCCATGCCGTAGAAGTTTGGGAGCCATATATAAAAGAATTTAATTTATACAATAGATACGATAAAGTATTTCATAAAGATGTTAGAGATATAGAAAATTTTGAGTATGATTTAGTCATACTTGGAGATATTTTAGAGCATATGTCAGAAGAGGATGCAGTAAAAGTTTGGGATAGAATATCTAAAGATGCCAAATACGCAATTATATCTATTCCTATTATTCATTATCACCAAGATGCTATCAATGGAAATCCGTATGAAGTTCATGTAGAAGAAGATTGGGATTCAGAAAGAGTTTTAAAAACCTTTAAAGGAATTAAAGAGCACAAAGAATTTGCCGTAACAGGAACATTTGTTGCTAAGTTTGATAATGAATTTATTCCAAAAACTATTTGGCAAACCTATAAAGACCCATTTGTTGATTTACAGCCTTACATGCTTGAGTCTATAAATACCTGGAAGTCTTTAAATCCAGATTACGAATATAAATATATGGACGATAATCAATGTAGAGAATTTATATTAAAAGAATACGGACAGGATTGGCTAGATATATTTAATTCTGTACCAGTAGGCGTAATGCGTGGCGATTTGTGGAGGTACATGATTATATATAAATACGGCGGAGTATACTCAGATCTAGACACAGTATGTAACGAACCTATTTCAAAATGGATGATAAATAAATATAGCATGATAGTTTGTCCAGAAAATGATAGAGATTTTTGTCAATGGACATTTGCGGCAGCACCAGGACATCCATTTTTAAAGTCCGTATTGGATCATATTAAACAAAAATTAACTAATCCAGACTATAATAAACAGCATTTTGTTCATGAAAATACTGGACCGACTGCCTGGTCACATGGTATACTTAATGCCTTAAATATAAATCATGGATTTAATTTAATTGATGATTATCAAAAAATTAATGATATGCAAGCTGCTAAAGAAAATAGATTTTATTTGTACGGCGGGGAAAGATGGAGGATCTTTCATTTTGAATCAGTAAAGCATATATATGGAAGTCAAAATTGGAATGACGGAAGTTATGTGCAATGGATTCAAGACCCATTAGTGAAAGGTAAGAGATAATGCCAAAACCAGTATATGCAGATAGTAAACACTTTACCTATGATGAATTGTATATGCATTCGTTATCAGCGCCGTCTGGCGGAAAAATACTATCATCTTGTATTGATATAGCCCAAATGCTAATTGAAAAGAATATATCATATGGAGACTCAGCTTTAAATCCAATAAGGATATTTTCAGTTGCCGATGCAACAGAACAATTAAAGGTAAGAATTGATGATAAGTTAAATAGAGTAAAAAATAATCAAGGATTTGCTGGAGACAACGATATAGATGACCTAATTGGGTACTTAATATTATATAAAATAGCCAAATCTAATTGACATTTTCAGTCAACTAGAATATAATGAGTATATATGGAAATTGAATTATCAGATCATTTTGATCGAATGAATAAAGTTGTTTCTGAATTATTAAAAGGAAACAACCCTACTCAAATTGCCTCCCTAACTGGATTTAAAAGAGCGGATGTAGTTGAATTAATTGATGAGTGGAAGCAGGTAGTTCATAACGATACTGCTTCTAGAGAACGTGCTAAAGAAGCAATCTCTGGAGCAGATCAACATTATGCAATGCTTATTAAAGAAGCATGGAAGACCGTAGAGGATGCTGATCAGGCTGGTCAATTAAACGTTAAAGCAACTGCATTAAAATTAATTGCAGATATTGAAGGCAAAAGAATTGGAATGCTGCAAGAAGTTGGCCTTTTAGACAATGCTGAAATTGCGGGTCAAATAGCTGAGACGGAAAAGAAACAAGAAATATTAATAAAGATTTTAAAAGAAGTAACTGCTACATGTCCTAAGTGCAAGCTCGATGTTGCTAAAAGATTATCCCAAATAACTGGAATAGTAGAACCTATTATATTGCAGGAAGAAGTAAGTGGATCTTAATTTTGATGATTTAATAGATATACTCGATGGCGAAGAGTTTGATGAAAAGCCAGTCGATCTACGGACATTTGTCAGGCACCCAGACTATTTAGGACTTCCAGAATTATCAGAACACCAATATACTCTTATTGAAAAAAGCTCACAAATTTATAAAGAGTCTACATTGATTAAACTATTTGGCGAAGAAGAAGGTAAAAAAAGATTTAAGCAGACTGCAAACGAAGTAGTTGCACAGTTAGGTAAAGGGTCTGGTAAAGATTACTGCTCAACAATTGCAGTCGCATATACAGTCTATTTGCTTTTATGCCTTAAAGACCCAGCATCATATTACGGAAAGCCACCAGGAGATAGCATTGATATTATCAATATTGCTATTAATGCTCAGCAGGCAAGCAATGTTTTCTTTAAAGGATTTAAAACCAGAATAGATAAGTCTCCTTGGTTTATTGGCAAATATACAGATAAGGCTGCAGAAATAAAGTTTAACAAGAATATAACCGTGCACTCTGGACACTCTGAAAGAGAAGCTTGGGAAGGCTATAACGTAATAATAGTAATCCTTGATGAAATTTCTGGTTTTAGTATTGAAAATACTACTGGTCACGATCAAGCAAAAACTGGTGGTGCTATATACGATATGTATCGTGCCTCCGTAGATTCCCGTTTCCCAGACTTTGGGAAAGTGATATTGCTATCTTTCCCAAGATATAAGAATGATTATATTCAACAAAGGTATGATGCCGTAGTTGCTCAAAAAGAAACTGTAATAAAATCACATAGATTTAAAATGGATAATGAGTTGCCAGACAATACAGAAGGAAATGAATTTGATGTTGAATGGGAAGAAGACCATATAGTCTCATATAAGATTCCTAAAGTTTTTGCCCTTAAAAGACCAACATGGGATGTTAATCCAGTAAGATATATTGATGATTTTAAAACTGCATTTTATACAAATCCAGGAGATGCTTTATCAAGATTTGCATGTATGCCACCAGATGCTATTGATGCTTTCTTTAAATCAAAAGAAAAAATTGAAAAAGCATTTAGGGTAGGGCAATTAGCAGTAGATAATTTTGGAAGACTAGAAGAGTGGTTTATTCCAGATCCAGACAAAGAATACTTTATTCACGTAGACTTGGCACAAAAACACGACCATTGTGCAGTATCAATGTCTCACGTACAAAAATGGGTAAATATTAAAATTACAAATGACTACTCTCAACCAGCGCCAATTGTAGAAGTAGACGCTGTAAGATATTGGACACCAACAAAAGATAAGTCTGTGGATTTTACAGAAGTTAAAGATTATATTCTATTATTAAAAACACGGGGATTTAAAATTAGGGTGTGTACTTTTGACAGATGGAATTCTCATGACATGATGCAACAACTAAAACAATACGGCATCAATACAGAGATTCTGTCTGTCGCTAAAAAACATTATGATGATATGGCAATGATAGTAGCTGAAGAAAGGTTGGTTGGACCATATATTCAATTACTAATAGATGAACTTCTTCAGTTAAAAATTATGAGAGACAGAGTAGATCACCCAAGAAAAGGATCTAAAGACTTGGCCGATGCGGTATGCGGATCAATTTACAACTCTATATCTAGAAGCAAATTTAATTCGGAACAAGAAATTAATATCCATACATATCAGTCTATGAGTTACGACAACGATTTTGCAAAAGATCAAAAAGACACTACAGTTGTAAATATGATAAGGGCGCCGCACATGCCAGATCAATTAAGGGAAGCGATGGACAGGATGATGATAATATGAGTACGTATCAGGAAAGAGCGAAGGAATGCAAATGCTGTGGTAAGCATGTCCCTTTGCCGACAGTCTTAAAAGAATACAACGAGGTAGTAGTTTGCCCAACAACTTTTGCTAATGTTATTGAATATAAAAGAATTTGGACTACTTTGGGAAAACGACCTTCGGGAAATATTAGAAAGCACTTTTCTGAATATGTTCAGCAATTAGTTGAAAACACTATAGACAAGAATGAGGACGGGACTCTATAGATGTTGGAGTATAATTAATATATGGAATCAGATATGCCGATGGACGATTCATCAGATAGGTTAGAATACTATTTAAGTATTGGTGCCATAACGCTTGAAGGTGTAGATGAGAATGGTGAAATTATTTATGCCATTACAGAGGCGGCAGAAGAATTGGCTCCAGAGCTATGGGAGTCACATATAGAGCATATAGATCAATCTTTAATTAAATTGTATGAAGAAGGTCTATTGTCTGTAGAATATAACGAAGATCTAGAAGTAAAATTTACATTAAGTCCAGAAGGACATAGTAAGGCAAAAGAATATGGACTGATTGAAATTTTAAAAAACGAAATACCAAACGACTAGGAGATAAAAATGCCATACAGTGTTAAACAAGGCGTATCAGGATGCAATGGATATGCCGTAGTTAATGATGAAGGTGAATTAAAAGGTTGCCATCCAGGAAGAACTGCAGCTCTTGCCCAAATGAGAGCTTTATATGCAGCAACTTCAGATGAGCAAAAAATGAAAGACAAGAAAAAGAAAATATACTAGGAGAAAAAAA